ATATCTTAAATCGTTTTCAGTTTCCAAAATACGAACTGTAGGAACTTTATCTCTAAATTCCCATTTGTAAGTATTAACATTGAATGTGTAACCCAAAGGGCTTTTCTCTAAATTATAAACAACTTTTCTTTCCATTATTTTTCTCCTTGTTGATTTGTTTTCATATGAATTTTATATATTTAAAATATGATTATGACAAGCTATTAATCTATTAAAAGTTGTTTAAATATATAAAAAGAATATAATAAAATCAATAGCTTATAATGTTGCCTCTTTGTAATCATTAAGATATACGGAATTGTAGCCTTAGAGTGCCTTCCCTTTAGGGCTACGCTATATGCTTATTCCAAAACGAATCATTATTAAATCAAAGACTCATCTTGAGTGGGTTGCTAGAAATAATAACTGCATTATCACTCGTTCTAATTACGGAGTTCATGCTTGTCATATAAGAACTGTTTTTGGTAGAGGCGATTGTGGAGTCGGAACTAAAGGTGGAGATATGTTTGTTGTTCCTATGACATGGCAAGTACATCATGACCAACACACAATGTCCGAATTAGAATTTTATTGCAGACATAATATAAATCCTATACAAATTGCAAAATCTTTAGCACTAAATTCAAAGTGTAAAAAGATTAACAAACTAGCAAAGGAAGGCTTCTATGACGACTACATTAAACATTACGCAGATAAGCAAGAGTGTGCAAAAAGCACTTTTAAATTCAAAACTTTATAAAGACAACGAGTTCTTTGAATTAGATCAAAAGAAAATATTAATATCAATCTTAAAAGACAAGTTAGGTTTAAGTTATGCAAAGCTAGGCAAGGAACTTAATGTCAGTTGGTTTGCTGTATATAAAAATTGTGAGATAGCTAAGAAAAAATACGCAAATATATTAGAGCAAATAAAGAAGGTGGTCAAATGAATACTAGGCAAGGATTTATATTACTGCACAGAAAAATTTGGGAATCTAAAGATTTTAACTCAACTTTAGAAACTGTCATGTTTATTTATTTATTATCTAAGGCTTGTCATGAACCCATCAAAGTTCTTTACAGAAGAAAAAGAATCTCACTACAACGAGGTGAGGTTTGTATTGCTTTAAGAGATTTGGCAAAAAAGTTTGAGATAACTTTAAAGCGAACTAGGACTATAATTAACAATCTTATAGGGGCACAGAATATGGCACAAAGAAGGGCACAAACTTTATCTGTATATAGCATTGTAAAATATGACAAATATCAAAAATTAGACAAGCCAAAGGCACAAGAAAGGGCACAAGATAGGGCAGACAGAACAATCAATACTAATAAATCTAATAAAAGTATATATAGTAAGGAACTTATGAATGATAAATATAAAAAGGTAGATATTAAGTCTAGCAAAGTACCTCTGAAGAACCTTAAAACAGAAATATTTGAAGAAAAGGTTTACACCGAATTTGAGATTGCTCGGAAAAGACTAAGCACAGATAGATTTGAGGACTTTGTTAAATTTAAACTTGCGGAATCTGACAAATCAAACTAATAAGAAAAAAATGAACACTATAACCACAATAGACCCTGATTATGTATCAGAAACACATGATGTTGGTGCAACTACAGCACAATCTTCAGCTATAGTAACTGGTTCTGGTAAAATTAGAATTTGCACAACAACTCATTGTCATATTAGATTTGGTGAAAACCCTACAGCTACAGAAGAAGATACAATGCTACCAGCAGATCATGTTGAAATATTTGCTTTTGCAAGTGGACACAAAGTTGCTTTTATTCATCATGGTGGTGGTTCTGGAGAAATTAACATAACAGCAGTAGATTAATGGCTATTACAACATCAGAGTCTATTAAAGTTCTTTACAGAAAAAAATTTGCCAAAGGTAAATACAAAATAAAATCAGGCAACACCAAGCGAAAGAAAAAATGAACAAACCTAAGTCCGTAAAATTTGGACACAGGGATTTCATAATTAAATATATATCTCACAAAGAAGCATCTAAAAGAGGTATTTATGGTGAAGTAGATACAAGTAAAAACACTATAGTCATAGACAAATCATTAGACGATAAAGTAACCTTTAACACTTTAATACACGAGATTTTGCATGTTATAGCGGAGCATTACCATTGGAATATTCCAGCACCACAAGAAGAATTAATAGCTGAAACAGTTGGAAATTCTATAAGTGATGTACTGAATCAAAATCCAAATCTTGTAAAATATATTGCATTTGCTTTTAAAAAGTAGTAGCCACAAATTAACGATTACATAATCGGTTAATTATGGACAAGATAGACAACAAAGACATAGAGATTATTGAGCCAAGCAAAATAGGAAGACCTAATTTTGTATTTACACCAAAGATACTAGATCAAATTAAAAACATGGCTTCGTATATGTGTACTAAGGGCGAAATAGGGACAATTATCGGTTGTTCTTATGCTACTATAAATAGATCAGAAGAAGCACATAAAGCATATGAAGAAGGGGTTGCACTTGCTAAACAAACAATACGCAAGACTCAATTTGATATTGCTACTAAACTTAACTCATCTCAAATGGCTATGTGGTTAGGTAAAGTTTATTTAAAACAAGATAGAGATGATGACAACGAAGATTATAAACCACTTCCATTAGGAGATGTTATTTAATATAAATAATTATGGCTAAGAACAAAACATTAAACAAACCATTTAGGACTCCATCAGCTTCTAAGAAGTTTGGTGTTTATGTAAAAGATAATAGATCAGGTAAAGTTAAGATAGTTAGATTTGGTGCTAAAGGCATGAGCATTAAGAAGAATATACCAGCTAGACAAAGATCATTTATGGCAAGATTTAAACCTATACTTGCTAATGTTAAAGGCCAGAAAAGTTTATCACCAGCTTATTGGGCAGTTAAGTCTTGGCGAAAAGGTTTTAAGATATGATTAAAAAAATCAAAGATAAAATCCGCAAAGCAATTTGCAAATTACTTGGTATTAAAAGGTGTTCTTGTAAGAAATGATTGAATATTTATTAATCTTACATATTATGATTTTTGACCCGACCAATAACATTCCTAAAGTTTATGATTATTGGTTTGAAGACAAGGCTTTAAGACATTATAAAACAGAAAAAGATTGTATTCAAAAAGCAAATGAAATAATGGAATGGACTAAGACAATTATGGAAGATAAAAATTTAACAATAGTTCAACATTGGTTTGACTGTATTGAGATGGAGAGAAATGAAGCATCATCATTTAATCATAAACCCAGAGGATATCAAACGACATGAAACCATTTCTTTTAAGTCAGAAATTTTTAACAAAAGCATCTTTTATCAAGCACAAACTATCTTGTTTTATGGACACAATTTTAGAGGTAGCAAAGAATCCATTGAAGAACAAACCTTTGTTAGCAATTTCAATTATCATTATGACCTTGTTGTTGTTTCTAATCTTTTAGAATATCTGCCATTAAATTACTTAAGCATAGTCATTAAGGATATGTTTAGCTACTCAAGTAAGCATGTTATGATTATACTAAATTACAAATCCAATATGTTTAAACCAGTAATAAAACAATTAAGCAAATACCCAAGACACTCATTTTATTTTAATGCTATCTGAACCACAAAGACAGGTCTGTTCTTCTACTAAAAGATTTAGAGTCTTAGTTACCGGAAGAAGATTTGGCAAGACGCATCTATGTTTAACTGAGATACTTAGAAAAGCTAGGTTCTCTGACAATGGTAAAATCTTTTATGTGAGTCCTACTTACCGAATGTCTAAAGAGATTATGTGGAAGCAACTCAAGAAGAAGGTCAAAGAATTAAGATGGGTTAAGTACATAAACGAAACTGAACTAACAGTAGTTCTAATTAATAATTGTCAGATAAGTTTAAAGGGTGCAGATAAGTCAGCAGATAATCTTAGGGGTGTTGGACTTAATTTTTTAGTATTAGATGAGTTTGCAGATATACCAGAAGAAGCATGGAGTGAAGTATTAAGGCCTACTATATCTGATAAGCATGTTAATGGAGAAGTATTATTTGTAGGTACTCCTAAAGGTATGGGTAATTGGTCATTTGATTTATACCAAAAAGGAAAGTCAGAAGACCCTGAATGGGAATCTTGGAAGTTCACAACTATTGAAGGTGGACAAGTAGAAGAACATGAGATTGAACAAGCCAAAAAAGATTTAGATGAGAGGTCATTCAGGCAAGAGTATTTAGCTTCTTTTGAAACTTATAACGGAGTTGTCTATTACAATTTTGACAGAGAACATAATGTTAAGCCATGCAAGTATGACCCACAAGCTATTATTCATGTTGGTTTAGATTTTAACATAGACCCAATGTCAGCTTGTTTGTTTCATGTAAAGAATAATGTAGCTGAGTTCTTTGATGAGATAGTTATTTTTTCTAGTAATACTGATGAATTTGTGGACGAACTACTTAGCAGATACCCAAAGAATAAAATCATTGTTTATCCTGACCCAGCTTCAAGACAACGCAAAACTTCTGCGGGTGGACGGACTGATTTAACTATCTTGACCAATGCTGGATTGAATGTTAAATGTCGTAATACTCATGCTCTAGTAAGGGATAGAATTAATTCGGTGAACTCAAGATTGAAGAATTTTGATGGCACTAGAAATATATTTATTAATCCTTCTTGCAAAAACCTTATAAATAGTTTAACGAAACAAATGTACAAAGAAGGAACTAATCAACCTGAGAAAAGTGGGTACGACCATATGAGTGATGCACTAGGCTACGGAATAGAATATTTATTCCCTATTACTTCAAACTTACCACCTTCACAACCAAAGAGATTTAGCTAATGGCATATTCAAGACAAGAAATTTTAAAACAACACGATCATTACTCACAATTTTCACAAAGATGGCAATACTTTATCCGTTCTTATTTAGGTGGTGAAGAATACAAAGAAGGAAGATACTTACAGGAGTACAACCTAGAACTAGAATCAGAACTCTATAAACGACTACAGTTTACTCCCCTAGACAACCATTGTCGTAACATTGTTCATATCTACTCATCATTTTTATTTAGAGTAAAACCAGTAAGAGAACTTGGTAGCTTAGAACAGGATAAAACTGTTCCTATGTTTCTTGATGACGCAGATTTAGAGGGAAGATCATATGAAGCATTACTACAAGAGTTACAAAGCTATGCTTCTATCTACGGACATTGTTGGTTAGTTTTGGACAAGCCAAACTCCAATGCCAGAACAAGAGCAGAAGAACTGCAACAAGAGATTAGACCCTATATCAATATCTACACACCTGAGAATGTTATTGACTGGAATTACGCAAGGGCATCATCAGGCAAATATTATTTAGATTATTTAAAGATTAGAGAACACACAGATTCAAAAAAAGAAATATATCGTATTTGGTATTTAGACAGAATTGATACTGTAGAATTATCTAAGATTAGCACAACCGAAGCTAAGTTAATTGATTCACAACCTAATGCGTTAGGACAAATACCAGCAGTAATTCTATACAATCAAAGAAGTCCCATGAGAGCCATTGGTGTTTCTGATTTAACCGACATAGCTGATTTACAAAGAGCAATCTATAACGAGTTATCTGAGATTGAACAATTAATCAGATTATCTAACCACCCTAGCTTAGTTAAAACAAGAGATGTTGATGCTAGTGCTGGTGCGGGTGCTATTATAGAAATGCCTGATGGAATTGACCCAGCTTTAAAACCATACATCTTACAACCAAGCGGACAGAATTTAGATTCAGTTTTAAAAACTATTTCTATGAAGGTAGATGCTATTAACAGACTATCTCATGTAGGTGCAGTTAGAAGCACAAGTGAGAGAGTAGTATCAGGTGTTGCTTTACGAACTGAGTTCCAATTACTTAATGCAAGACTATCTGAAAAAGCTAACTTGATGGAATTAGCTGAAGAACAAATCTGGAGATTATACGCATTATGGCAAGACAAAGCATTTGATGGAAAGATTATGTACCCTGATTCTTTTGACCTTAGAGATTGGGCAACTGATTTAGAAGTATTACAACAAGCCAAAGCAAGTATGATTAAGTCCGATACTTTTACAAAAGAACTAGATAAACAAATAGCTAGAACAGTTATTGAAGATGATGAAATATTATCTAAAATTGATGACGAGATAGACCAATCAACAACAAGACTTGGAGAGTTCCCAGTAACACCGATAACTACTCCAACAGTTTAATATGGCTAAAGACCTACTGGAAAAGTTAGGGGATTATAGACAAAACAAAGTAACTGATTTGTCTGATCTACAAGTCCAGCGATTACAGAAATCATTACAAGAACTAGAGAACCTAGTTATAGCTGAAGCCAGTAAGATTAATCCAGCTAGAGGTAGTTTAAAATTAAGAACTACAATAGCTTTAGAGATGCGTCCTAAACTCAAGCAATACATTGAACAAACTTATTTAATAGCAGTACAGCAAAACATATCTGAATATGATAAATCAGCTAGTTGGTTAGTTGCTACTTTTAAAGAATATCCAATACCAAAAGAGTTTAAAGAAATTACTGAATTAGATTTGACAACCATACAGCAATTAAAACGAGGTGCTTATTTACCCTTTGAAGATTTAGGTAGTGAGTTTGTAAATGAATTGGCTCAAGAAGTTTATAATAGTACACTTACTGGCAAACCTACAGAACAAATGATTGCAGATTTAAGAGGTAAGATTAATGGAGTGTACCAATCAAGTAATGATGAAGAAGCACAAGAGTTAGTAGATTTTATTGCAAACAATCCGGATAAGACCGAAGCTGTTAAGACAGCGACAGAACGATTACAAACTATTTATGGTAGAGATAGACTGGGTAACAACTTTAGACGTTATGCTACACAAATGGTACAAGATTCATTGATGGGTTTTGACGGACAGTTTGCTAAATATAGATCAGACGAATTAGGTTTAACATCTTACAAATATACAGGAACTACTGTAAGAGATAGTAGAGATTTCTGTAGAAGAAATGTTAATAGAGTTTTTACAGAAGAAGAAATAAGAAATACTTGGAGTGGTCAAGTGTGGAAGGGCAAAGCACAAGGCGACCCATTTATTGTCAGAGGTGGTTATAATTGCCGACACCATTGGCAACCTACAAATCCTGATTGGGTAGATTCAGAAGGAAACTACAAATTAGATTGACAAACTCGGTAATTAAAATTAAGGAGTAAACATGGACGAGAATAAGAACTCGGTAGAGCAAACACAAGCTACTGAAAATAATGTGGACAAAGCAACTAATGTTTCTAATGAAGCAGAAGTTAAAGCCGAATCTAAAGCATTTACTGAAGAACAAGTAGAGGCGATAGTACAAAGAAGATTAGACAGATATAAAAAAACTGTATCATCTAAACTTGATGGACTAGACTTAGAAGAAGCTAAAAAACTTCTTGAAGAAAAGAAATATAAGGAGCAAGAACTCGCTTTACAAAGAGGCGAATTTGACAAGGTGTTAAAAGATACTGTGTCAAAAAAAGATTTTAAAATATCTGCTTTGGAATCTGAGTTACAGAAGATTAGAATTGATGAAACATTAATCAATACTGCTTCTCAACTTAGGGCGATTAATCCTAATGAAGTAAAATCTTTATTAAGACAATCACTCAAGTTAAATGACTCAGGTAATGTTGAGGTAGTTTCTGAAAATGGAACACCAAGATACAATGAAAAAGGCGAATTAATGAGTGTGAACGAGTTGGTTGCTGAGTATCTAAATAACAATCCGCACCATTTGAGTGCTACTCCAAAAGGAAGTGGTAGTCAGAGTGGGATTGGTGGCAATACACTAAAGCCGTTTAATATAGCTAGTTTGGATTTGTCTAAAGCTGAAGATCGTAAGATTTATGCCGAACACAAAAAACAAAAAGAGCAAGGTGGGTTGAAGGCAAACTTAACAATTAACAACTAACCTAAAAGGAACACAACATGGCAAACGAAACAACAAGTTCAACACTAAGTGAACTGTACACAGAGGTCATTCAAGAAGCGATATTTACGTTTCAAGAAACTTCTGTAATGAAACCTATTATAACAACTTACAGTATAACAGGACAAGGAAAACAAATAGCAGTACCAGTATATCCAGCTATCTCTGCATCAGCTATTGCAGAAGGAACTGATTTATCTAATACTGCGGTTAACCCAACTGAAGTAACTATCACAGCGAGTGAGATCGGTCTAATGACTACCCTCACGGATTTAGCAAGGGACTCTGCATCAAGAAATGTAGCATCTGACATTGGTAAATTATTCGGTGAAGCAATCGCTAAAAAAGTTGATGCTGATTTAGTAGCTTTATTTAGTTCATTCTCTAGCGACATTGGTACTGCTGGAACTGAATTAACTGCTGACTTGCTATTCAAAGCACAAGCAACTTTAAGAGCATTGAATGTACCAGCACCTTACTATGGTGTATTCAATCCTAAAGCTGTTTTCAATTTGAAGAAAACTTTAACTAATGCTGGTTACAGCACATCTTCAAGTTCAATTTCTGATATTGGAAATGAAGCATTGAGAAACGGATATGTTGGCAGAATTGCTGGTATTGATGTATTTGAAAACGCAAACATTTCTATTGATGGTTCTGATGATTCAGTAGGTGGAGTATTCCACCCTATTTCATTGGGTCTAGCTATGAAAGCGGATTTCAAAATTGAAACTCAAAGAGATGCTTCTTTAAGAGGTACTGAGATTGTTGCGACTGTAACTTACGGATCAGGTGTAGTTAAATCTGATTACGGAGTTGCAATTACTACTGACTCTGCATTTTAATTAATGCTCACAATGGTGGGGAGTAAAATCCCCACCTACTTTAAGGATTTAACATGGCAAATTTTTCTACTGATACTGATTTACAATTTTACCAATCTGACATACTAGGTTTTGGTATAGATAGTTTCACAACACCAAACGATTACCACGCACAAGCAAGACTTGATGTGGAAAGAGATTTAAGAATTAAATGGTTTCCAGTTTATCAAAGAAACATACAGGAAGATATTTCTGTACTTGATTCTATTGAAATGGACGGAACAAAATTAACAGATGCACAATGGAAAAGATGTTCAGTATTTAAACTGATTTCTGATTATGCTTGTCCTTTATTAACCAAGTTTAATAGTAATGATAACCCTGACAGATTTCAAGTTATGATGAATCATTATAGAGTGTTATATGAAAAAGAATTTACTGATGTTTTAAGAGATGGTGTTGAATATGATGACGACAGTTCAGGCACAATAACTAATTCAGAAAAAGAAGCATATCACAGATTACGATTAGTTAGATGAGAGTAACTGCTACAGTTGATGATAAAAGACTTCAACAAAAGATAGATCAACAAGTCAGAGAACAACCAAAACAGATTAAAGTAGTGCTAGGTAGAACTGCTGAATTTCTTATGGGTTTAATTAAACAAAGAACTCAAAAAGGAAAAAATGCTGACGGGTCAAGTTTTGCACCATACAAACCAGAATACAAATCATTTAGACGAGAAAAAGGTAGGCAAGTAAGTTTTCCCGATCTAAACTTTTCTGGAAATATGCTATCTAACATGACACAGAAATCTACTTCTACACAAGCCATCATATTCTTTGCTAGTAAAGCACAAGCAATCAAAGCTGTAGGCAATAACAAAAAAAGAAAATTCTTTGCTATTGGCAATAAAGAAGCAACCACACTTATCAATTTCTTTGCAAAAGAATTTAAAAAGGTTAATAAACTACTATGAGTATAAGAGAAAACATAGCTTCTAATATTATAACTGTACTTAGTGCAGTAACATCTCCTATTACATTAAAGAAGATTACAAGAGAACCATTTGAAGTGGACGAACTTTCAGAACAACAATATCCAGCAATATTTATCCAGTCAGGCAACGAGCAAAGAACAGATGAAACTATGACATCAACAAGTGTTACAAGGCAAGGAGTTGCAGACTTTATTATTGTAGGATTTGTAAAAGGAACAGGCACTAATATTGATACAAAAAGAAATGAACTAATTTCAACGATTGAAACATCACTAGAATCTGATAGAACACGAGGTGGGTATGCAAAGATAACTCAAGTCGTAGAAGTTTCTACAGACGAAGGTACTTTGTTTCCTATCGGTGGAATACGAGTAGTAG